GTACTACACCAATTACTGTTTCAGTTGACGGTATGTATTGCTTAGAGCTATCGAGATGCGTACTACTAGTAATTTTAAGTTTGTTAACTATATCATTTAGAATATCTGAATAATTAGTTAAACCTGTTATTAAGGATACGAATTTGATAACATTACCACATTCTCCTGTACCATGATCTTTAAACAATAATTGTTTAGTCTTTCTACTATAGAAACAACCAAACGATGGCGTTTTATCTTTTCTCAATGGAGAATTGTAGATCATGCCAACTTTAAAATTGCCAATATACGCTGCATATATATCATACTCACTTACTCTAGATAATATATAATCTAAAGTAATAGTAACTTCTTTTTTTATTTTGTTAGTATCAAAAACCATATGATATATTGTTAGTGGAAGCTGCAGGATTCGAACCTAAATGTTATTAAACATTTGCTCCTTAGAGCGCATCTATCAATTTTCAAACTGATCGCATTTACCTTTTCAGAGTCGTACGCCTCATATGCTAAGCTTCCTTATATTAAACGTAGGTTGTGTACTATTTCGTAATCACTCATTTTTCATAGTGCGGTACACTAACCTACGTGTTCGTCGTATTATGCCCGACGTGGCGACTTTATATAAATCCTAACAGATTAGAAAGGTAGATCGTCAGACGGAGCTTCCTGTTTGACTTCTAGAGGATTAACTTCTACAGTCTCTTTGTCAGATACTACCGGCTTAACGAACAAATCTATACCTGTTATTTCTCGTATCATGCTTTCATTTTTGCCTTCTTCATAGAATCCCATAGGGATATTCATAGGCTCAATTGCTGCAAATTTTACATAACTTGGAAGTGTAGTATATCCATCTTTATTATAGACAACTTTCACTTTCAACAATGTATCTTTATTTGCTGCATTCAGCATAGCAACTACCCAGTTAGTGAATTCTTTATAAGAACTACCAGTGAAGTTTAATACTTCTTTAGGATAGAAACATCTCAAGATACGATTAATTCTTGTAACTTGATTCGTTGCTTTATTCTGATTTTGTTCTTCAGTATCTTCTACACGTTCTTTAGGTTCCCATTCTGTATGAACAAGTTCCTTACCATCTTTCTCGAATCTAAATTCAATGAAATTCTTCCCTGTTGGAGATACTGCAGTTTTCACTGACGTAAATTTAACATTATCGTGAATACCTGCTTCAAGGTATTTAGTATTATTACTATTATTAGTTAATGTTACTTGGTTTGCTAAATCTGTACTATAAATCATAACTATTTGTTTTGTGTTTTTTTATTCAGGTAAATATATCTTATCCCAATAAGTAGTGATTTCATTGTTTTCATCACTCTCTGCTACTACTATATTCTTTCCTCTCAAGTGAGGAGCTCTAGCTTCTATGACGGAATTATCTCCACCTTCAAAAGAAATATGAGTTTCATTTTTCTTTCTATATACATAGCCAACAGCATCTGCTTCACCACATATAATATTTGCTAGTGCACCTACTAGATCAAGAGACATTTCAGACATTTCTTCGCCATTCTTATTAATCAACTTATCTCTAGTATGACCAATAAGAATAAAGTTATCACATAATCCTCGGAACATGTCAATAACTTTTCTTACAGCTTGTCTTATATATAAATAACCAGATCCATTAGGCAAGGTTCTGAGGTCTGTACCTTCATACTTCTTGCCCATTGGAGTAGCTTTATATAACTGTATAGCAAAGCTCATACACATCTCTTCCAGTCTTGATGCATTATCAATAGTAATATACTTATAAGGTTTCTTACCTTCTTTCTTAATTTCTTCTCTTATTGCATTTGCAATTTCACCTAAATCATTTACTGATCTAGCTTGAATAGCTAATGCCTCTAAGAATTCAGAACCACCTTCTAGATCGACAATAAGATTACTATCCAATCTAGATGCTAAGGTAGTTTTACCTGACTTTGGTTTGCCAAATAATATCAAGAATCTAGGATTCTCAACTCTGGCTTTTAATTTCTCTTTTGGTAATACAATCATAAAGCTAGTTTATTTTATGTATCCCTCTGATAAATATCTGATAATTTCTGCTAGTTATGGGATTTATATGTTATTAGAACCAACCATTATTCTTTACTTTAATAGTAAGATTAATAATTGTTTTCTTTGTTTCTGGTTTCAAATAATTCAATGAACCCGGAGCGATTGGAATGATATCGTATCCAATCTGTACGAAATTGTGGAAAATTTTAATCGGTGTACCGTAGATATCTTCGAAATCATAATCCAAATTAAATGGATAATTTTTCTTAGCATATGCATCAAGTGCATCTAATGCTTTAAAGAACTCTGTTTCGAGATTATAGTTGTCAATTTTGTAGCATTTTGAGGCAAGCGGACAGTTAGCACAAGTCTTAGGCAACCAGCTTACATTGTGTTTCTTACTCAAACCTAATGTAATAGTATCACCTGCACCTGCGTATTCGATTCCAAAATTAGATTTCGGATAATCAAATGAACTATCAATAGTCAGCCACGGATATGCTGTAATAACGCGTTCCATCAACGCATCTTTATAAATCTTTGCACTATTTTCTTTCTTCGGTAATGTAAATGTATATGTTTTCATAAATTCAGCCTTTTTAATTGTTATTACTAAAACGAAATCTTCTTTGCTGGTTCTTCATTTCGTATAGTTTCAATTAAATTATTGTATTTCAGATCGTTGTCAAATTCTAATATCGAACATTGTCCAGCATCTCTATTTTTTATAAGATGCAAGTAGACTTTGTTATTAACTGGTAAACGATTCGGTCCATACTGTTGGATATTTAGTAACTCTGGTCTGTGAATACAAATAACATAATCGGATGCATGAAATATTGTATCAGCAGAAGAAATATCACTACGCATTGGATAATGCATAGATGGATTGTTAATTCTATCAGGAGTTTCAATGTTACGATTCATCTGTGATAACTGTATTACAGTGGTATTAGGTAACTTTTTTACCTTAATAAACAGTTTCTGTAAATCGGAAATCACTTGCAGTGCTGACTCGCGAGATTGACCTTCAACAAGCAAAGTATGGTCAAGTATGACTATAAATTTCTTGCCTTTAGCTTTATTCTCATAGAAGTAGTCTATAGTAGAAGCTATATCTTCAACTGTACCCGGTGTATCTACATAATATATCGGATATGATTTTATCTGTTGAGAAGTCTCTTCGACTTTAGCTAACGATTCATTATCTAAATCATTGTTAGCACTATATAGCTCAGCAGTAGTTAGCCTTAACTTACTGCTTAATTTTCTACCAACCTGCCTAGAACTTAACATCTCAAATGAGAAGTTAAGTACTATAACATCCTGATCAGAATTTAGGTCTATTAAATCATTTTCTAACGTATTAACAAACGATGATTTACCACTACCTGATATACCCACTATTGTATATACAGTATTCGGTTCAATACCGCCCATACAGACAGCATTAAACTTATTCCATCTTGTTTTAAGAGACTTTACCTCATGGTTCTTTCTCTTCTTAATATATTCAGTAGCTTCTTTTGTTGCTGCTGATATATGCTGGAATTGTAGTATTTTAGTAGAGATCTGTTCCATAACTATTTGTCATAATTGGTTCTTCTACTTTCATCTGTTCCTCATAAGTCTCCCACTCATGTTGAGTGAGCCATTTCCACATAGTCTTCATATAACCTAATTTGCCGGTAAGCATTTTATTATCTATCTCATACTTAAGACAGTTACAGATATGCTGATGCATAGCTTTGCTTTTTCCAACTATTCTATTATATTCCTTCCTACATTTGTTCACATTTGCTCTAAGGAAACCTTTAGTTCCGTCAGGGCGTATAACATAAACTGGAAATAGGTCATAGAATTCATCAAACATAGATTTATCTTCTTTAAGAAGTTCTTCTAGTTCTTTTGTTTTCTTTATGACAGTGGTATCATCTACTATTTTGGTAGTGATTAGTTTACGAGACTCTAACTCTTGTATCTCTTCTTCATTAACTAGGCTGAGAAGTTTCTGAATGTCTTGATTGATGGTTTGATTATCACTCAATACAAGTGTTAGGAATACTAATTGATTCATAGATAAATCTGAAATTCTATCTAAGATAGAAGTGTCTATTTCTAAAATCATATTCTCATATTATTATATGAGCTATGGTCTCTGAAATATATCTGATAAGCCTCTGTTAATCCCATAGGCTCATTTGTAACGGTTTTAATTCTCGGATTATCTTATAGGCTTCTATAATGTAATACCTATAATTAATCTTTCTCTCTTCAATTGGTTTATCATCTAAGTAATTTAATAAAGTAACACCAGATGCAGTAAGCATATTCTGATACTGTTTTTCTGTAGGGCATGGAATACTTATATCAAAACGATTAGTATCCTTTTCCTTCCATTTCCAAAGCGGTTGCACTTGGCTCGAATTCAACAGTAAAGTCTCCACTTCCCTCTGAAAAGGCGGCAGCAGTGGAACCAAAATCAATTCCCTGGTTGATGTTGAGGTCTGTTTGTGGATCAATTCCATTTTTCTTTAAAATATATTCAAATACCATTTCCGGCATACCACCTTTTCTACCACCAAGAACATCTTTCCCCTTTAAATCAGTCCACTTAAAATCTTTCATCTCTTCTCTGGCAACAAGAAAATTACCGGCGCGCTGAGTCAGTTGGGCAAAGTTGACGACAGAATCGTTAGCACCTTCGTTATATGTGTAGATGGATGCTTCTGATCCCATGAATCCAATATCAGCTTCACCGGAGATGACAGCAGTCATTGTCTTGTCGGCTCCAAAACCAGTTACGAGAGTGAGTTCAATTCCCTCATCTTCAAAATATCCATTTTCAATGGCAACATACATAGGGGCATAGAAGATAGAATGGGCTACCTCGTTCAATGTCACAGAGACAGGAGCAGAACTGGTATCTGATTTGGTTGTGTTGGAGCCGGTTTCTGTTGTGTCGATTTTGGAATTTGCATCATTATCTTTGGAAGAATCAGAACCGCAGGCTGATAACAGTCCAACAGTCAGAGCAGAAGCGAGTATTATGGAAATCAATTTCTTTTTCATAAATCCTCCAGAGTGATATAAGATTCTCGTTTAAAATATGCAGGAAAAGAGAATATGTGTCAAATTCTACTCCAAAGGGGTGTTCATTTTGGAAAATATCCTTTATGCTTAGTGTAAACAGAAAGTAGGTGAAATGTATGGATCTTGTTAAAATTGGAAAATATATTGCAGGAAAACGGAAAGCCCTGGGAATGACGCAGAAACAGCTTGCAGAAAAATTAAATATGAGTGACAAATCAGTATCAAAATGGGAACGAGGAGTTTCCCATAGTTAAAGATACCACACCAAATATGATGAACCCACGCTTATACACTACCAGCTATAATAAACC